CCGCGTTTGTCAATTCCCGCTTGCTCCACTTGTACGTTCGCATCCCGGAATAGAGTGGTTCTATCACTGCCCACTGTGCATCTGTCAGGTTGCTCGGGTACGCCTGCCGCACTTTATCGCTTCTTTTCATGTGTTTATTTTACTACTTGAGTCGGCTTTTGTGAATATGGGTTCTAATTCAGAGGGGATTCACGTGTGGCTATCTCTATCTGAGGTCGAGATGGCTGATCAAAGCGTCCTGCAAAACCTTTGAAAAGTTGATGTTCTGTTTTTCCGCGAAGGTATTGAGCCATGCGGGAATCGTCAGGTTTTTGCGGACGGCCTTGTCCCCGTATTTTTCAGCATAGCTGTCCATATCAAGCGCCAAAAGACTGACAAACCCGCCTTTTGGGGCTGATACTGCGTCAGGGCGGCTCGCCGGGGGAATGGGGTTTCCGTCCTCCAGCTCGTCGAGCACCCAGCCGGACGCGGCGTCCTCGGCCATCAGGATTGCATCGGCAAGAGTGTTTCCTTCCGTAACGCATCCGGGGAGATCTGGAACGGTGACGGTATAGCCTTCCCCGTTTTCAAAAGGGACAAGGCAGGCGGGGTAAACAAGTTTCATGTCTGGGCCTCCTTTTCAATTATGCCCGCGGGGCTTATTTCAGCCCCGCCTGCATCAGGATGGAATCTGCGGTTTTTCGGTCAAGGTCGCCGCCATGCTGTGGGATGGTAACCTTCCCCGGTTTCGTGGGATGCTTGAAGTGCTTGTGCGAGCCTTTGGTGTTTTTGTGATACCAACCGTCCGCCGTCAGTATCTTTTCAAGTTCTCTGGCCGTCATACCGTTTCCTCCTTACAATTATATTATACGCATAATGCGCATAAATGTCAAGCGTTTTTATAAATTTTTCTGAACATATAAGCTAAGCAGGCGGAAGGAGGTGAGCTGATCCCCGAGCGCCGCCGAGAGCTGCACGAGCGGGTCGGCAGAGCGGTGCAGCGGGAGCTTCAAAGGCAGATCGCCGCGTCGGGAATCAACGATTCTTCCGGCAGGGTGCGCCGCTGGCAGGTGGTACATGTCGGCACAGGCGGCGGGTACGCGGCGGTGCGGCCCGAAAAGGGAAAGACCGGGGCCGACAGCCCCGGCGCAATCACCAACTATCTTGAGGGCGGGTATCGGATTGCTTCCCCGCGCGGGGGAAAGAACTACCGCCCCCCGCTGCGGGTGTCCTATGTCAGCGGGTATCACTTCTACGTCAACACCTCAATGCGGGCCGAGAGCATTGCCATCGGAGAAGCGGAGGCGTGGGCGGACGAAATCGCGCGGGAGCTGGAGGCGAGCCTATGATCAACAAAAACGATATTTTCGACGCGCTTGCGGCGGCGCTGGCTGCAAAATGGCCCGGATGGGACCTGCACCGCAATCTCTGCCCGGCGGAATTTACGCGGCCCTGCTTTCTGCTGGAAGCGCCGCGAATCAGCCGCAGGGACGCCAACGCGGGGCTGATCGAAGAGACGGCATATCTTACCGTCACCTGCTTCGGAGAGGCGGATGACTACGGCAACAGCGACGTCGACGAGCTGGCGCAGATGCAGGCCGACGTGATCGATCTGTTCCGGGCGGGGTATCTCAGGGTATCCGACCGGGCGGTAAAGTTTTCGGCCAGTGAGGGCGGCATGGATTTCGACCGCGCGTGGGTCGATCTGCAATGCCGCTATTTTGAACAGCGGGGGCCGGAACCGGTGCTGCCACTCATGCAGGAAATTCACAACACGATACAGGAGGGATAGCTTTGGGACTTCCAAACATCAGCATCACATTTAAGACTACTGCCGCTGCGGCGATTGCGCGCAGCGAGAAGGGAGTTGTCGGGCTGATTCTGCGGGACAGCACGACCGCTCTGCAAAACAAAGGTTTTGTCATTCACTCGGCGGCGGATATTCCGTCCACGCTGGCGGCTGACAACGCCGCCTATATCAAGCGGGCGCTGATTGGATATGTCAACCCGCCGCGCAAGGCAGTGGCCTATGTGCTGGCGGCGCGCGGCGAGAGCGATACCACCGGCGCAGGCGATATTTCAGACGGCACCGGCTACTTTGAGACGCAGGGCGATATCGATTATCTCTGCGGCCCCGCGGACTGCACCAGCGCCGAGGCCGCGGCGATTGCGGCCTGGGTGAAGGGCCGCCGGGCAAACGACCACAGCATCATCAAGGCGGTACTGGCCGATCAGGAAGCCGATTCTGAGGGAATTATCAATGTAATTGTTACCGGAGCAAAGGATTCCAGCGGGGCGATTACCGATACCGCGCTCTGTTCGCGGATCGCGGGGCTGATCGCGGGTACGCCGATGACCATCTCCTGCACCTATGCGCCGCTGCCTGAACTGACGGACATCGCCCGCCTCTCCGCTGAGGATGCGGACACCGCGGTGGACGCCGGGGAATTTATCCTGATCCACGACGGGGAAAAGATCAAGGTCGCGCGCGGGGTCAACAGTCTGACCACTACCACGCAGGACAAGGGAGCGGCCTTCAAGAAAATCAAGATCGTCGAAGCGGTGGACATGATCGGTCATGACATCCGGCTCACCTGCGAGGACAGCTACATCGGCAAGTATGCGAACAGCTACGACAACAAATGCGTGCTGATCGCCGCGATCAAGGGTTATCTGGAAGGGCTTGAGCTGGCGGGCATCCTCGCCGCGGGCAAATCGACCTGCGAAATCGATCTCGCGGCGCAGGAAAATTACCTCAAATCGAAGGGGACCGACACCTCCGCCATGAGTGCGCAGGAAATCAAGGAGGCCAACACCGACGATCAGGTGTTCCTTGCCTGCTCGGTGAAGATTCTCGACGCGATTGAGGATATTTCGATCAATGTGACGATCTGACAATAGACGAGGATAGACAAATAAACAGCGCCATGCTATGATAAACATGGCGCTGTCGCAAACGGCAGGCGGTCGGCCACACCGCCCGAAAGGGGGTGAGGCTTGTGCGAATTACGTTACATATCGGAGCCTTTACGGTGACGATTGTTGTAAAACGCAGAAACCGCCACCCTGGCCGGTGACGGTTTCTTGGCTTTGCTGAGATAGCTTGTAACTGACTGGGCCGACCGCTTGTCGCAGCGCCCTTTTCATCTTCATTATAGCATGGCGGCACAGAAAGTCAAGGGAGGACTTTTATTATGGATGCTGCAAAGAGAGTTTTATCCGGCACCTGGGGCGAGGTATGGCTTGAGGGTGAGAAGGTTTCCGAATGCTACGGGCTTCAGGCCAAGATCACCTACAACAAGGAGGACGTCGCCCTCTGCGGTCAGATGGGCGTCGACTACAAGGTAAAATCCTACAAGGGGACCGGCTCGCTTCGGATGCACAAGGTTTCCTCGCGGATGGCGAAGCTGATCGGCGAGAAAATCCGGGACGGGCAGGACGTGCGGTTCACCATCATCTCGAAGCTGGCCGACCCCGACAGCTACGGCGCTGAGCGCGTGGTGCTGAAAAACGCCGGGTTTGACGACCTGACCCTTGCCGACTGGGAGGCCGACACATTGGGAAAGGTGGAGGCCCCGTTCACCTTCACCAACTACGAATACCTCGACACGATTACCGAAAACTAGACAAAAATTGAGCGCCATGCTAGAATAAGCGTGGCGCTGTTACAATGGCGGCAAGCCACTCCCTTGTGAAAGGGGGTGAGGCTGATGTGGGGAGACCGAGGAAAGCAATTTCTGAGGTTTTTGGTGTGGACGGTCATTTTGACCTGCATACTTTCCATAAAAGCGCGCTAGCCGTCCGGCGGCCACCGAACGGCTAGCAATTTTGACTAGCAATTAGGGGCTTGCTGCTTGCAACAGCGCCCTTTGCATTTTCATTATAGCATGGCGGCGCAGAAAGTCAAGGGAGGACTTTTATGCCGGACGTATTGGATTTACTGATGGGGCTGGATAAGGCGAGGCTGCCCGAAAAGAAGGTCAAAATCAAGCGGCTTTCGAAGGAGTGCGGCGAGCCTGTGGTGTTCTCGCTGCGGGCGCTGCCCTATAACCGGGTGGCGGAGATCAAAGAGGCGTCTTCGGAGGACATGGCGATCGATATCCTGCTGGCGGGAGTGACGGCCCCCAACCTGCGGGACAAGGCTCTGCTGGAGAAGCACCACGCCCCGACCCCTGCCGAGCTGGTGAAGAGCCTGCTGCTGCCGGGGGAGATCGAGGACCTTTCCCGCGAAGTGGAGCGGCTTTCCGGCTATCGGACGGCGACGCTCGAGGAAGTTAAAAAAAACTGAATAAAGACCCCCGGCTGATGCTGCTGTACTTTCTGTTTCGGGAGAAAAACATCACGCCGGGGGAGTTTTACCGGATGCCGCCGGGAGAACGGCTGCTGCTGACGGCGTTTTGTCAGAAGGAACTGGAAGGGCGAAATAAACCTTGACTTTTGCATACCGGTCCGTTATAATCATGGTATGCAAAGGAAGTGATCCGGTGGAAAAGATGGGCAGGCCGACCGACGCGCCCAAGCGGGTGCAGATTGCGATTCGTTTTGATGAAAAGACGCTGGCGATTCTCGACCGTTTTTGCGAGAGGGAAGGCATCAGCCGGGCTGAAGGGGTTCGGCGGGCGGTGGCGAGACTGGAGGGGGAGAAATGTCAAGCATATTCTTCGGATTAGCCGCAGCCATAATTTGTTTTTCTGTTTTAATATTTGGAATAAAGAAAGCGTCGGAATGGGAATTTATAGCAGATGAAGAACGTATAAAATATAAAAAAATACAATGGGCCGCAATTTTAGTGGTCTGGATCCTTATAGCGTTAGCTCTCAGATGACTTTATCCCCGCAACAAGGATCGTTTTGCCCCGCTTGTGCGGGGCTTTTTCATGCCCGGAAGGAGGGACATTTATGGGCAGGGACGTTTCTATCGCTGTTTCCGCGAAGGACAATTTCAGCGATGCTATCACTAAAATGCGCAACGCAGGCATTCATTTCAACAAAAATATTGAGGAAATGCAGGCGCAGCTCAAGGCGCTCAATTCGAACCGTGCAACGCTGAAGTTAGATACGGATGCGGCTCGCAAAAATTTACAGGGGCTGCAAAAGCAGATCGCCGATACGCGCAAAACCTCGAAAGATGGAGTTGTCAGCGAAGAGCTGCTCAAAAAACTTGACGAGGCCAATGAAGAATACGAGCGGATGCGGCAAAATCTGAGCCTGCTCGACAAGTCGGCCAAGGAGACCGAAAAATCGCTCTCTAGCGCAAGTGGAGTGTTTTCTAAGCTGGACAACCGAGCAGGTGCGGGAGGCGCAAAGAACAGTATTTTGTCAGCGTTTGCTGCTTCGGGCCTCGCGGATATGGCAAAAGATTTAGGCGGTAGCTTTGCAAACGCTTATATATCAAGCGCGTTCGGTTCTGAAAAAGGGACGATGTTTTCCAGCGCGCTTTCGGGCGCCGCCTCTGGTGCGGCAATAGGTTCCATGATTCCGGTCATCGGGACAGTAGCAGGCGCTGCAATAGGCGCTGGGGTCGGTACCTTAAAAGGCGCAGTAGAGACTGGCCGAGAAATACATCAACACGAAAGAAAAGCAGGCGGTTTGCAAGACCGTCGTGGCGGCGGTCAATCAGATCTACTATGATCTGGACGGGCCTGCGAAACTGCAAAAAGCCATTGAATCGGCCTCGGAGATGCTGGCCGCGAAGGGCATCACCGTCACCGATCTGGAATTGCGGATGCTGCTGGAGGCCGCCGTCAATGCGGCGAAGGGAGGCACTGCCGATGCTGTCGCCTGATTGCGTGAAGCGGTTTGCCATTGGCGGCAAGACGCTGATCATAAACGAAAAGATCATTCCAGACAGCGCGAGGGCCGCGAAGGACGTTGCGAGCTGGTGCAAAAAGGGGCAGCCCATGAAGCCCTGCCGGAAGATGCTGATCAAGGGTGTGACGGTCCATAACACCGGAGATCTCGCCAACGTGGATGACGACGCGGAGCAGTACACCCGCGCGACCCTCAACGGCAATATGGGCGGGGTGGTCGTGCATTACTACGTGGATGACAGGGCTATCTGGCAGAATCTCCGGGAGGACGAGCAGGGCTGGCACGCGGCGGACAGCTTCGGGCCGGGCAACACCACCACGATTGCCATCGAGTGCATCATGTCCGGCAGGGGGGACGCGGCGGACAGGGCGGCCGAGGAAAACGCGGCCCGGCTCGCGGCGTACCTGCTGAAAAAGTACAGCCTCGGGATTGACAGGCTCTATACCCATAACCACTGGATGGGACAGCCCGACAGGATTGTACCGGGAGTGCGCAAAAACTGCCCGATCTACATCCTGCCGCACTGGGAGAGCTTTCGGGCGCGGGTCGCTGAGATGATGGGCGGGAGCAAAACGCCGTATCTGGTGCGGCTTAAAGACGCGCAAATCCTTGACGCAACGGGCAAGGGCGCCGGGGCAAAGATCAGCGGGGTCTACACCATCACCGAGGAAAAAGACGGGCGCGGCCGCTTGAAGAGCGGCGCGGGGTGGGTTGATTTGAAACAGGGTGAACGGGTATAAAAACGGAAAGCGGGGGCGAAAGCTCCCGCTTTTTGCTGTTGCGGAAGTGCATTTTTATTACGACACTACTACGACATAAAGGCACTTTTAACTGATCTTTTTCAGAATCAAATAGTTGAATTTTTGGCTTAAACAAGCGAAAAATTTGTATTTTATCAGAATCTGAGAAAAGCATTTACTTTGATTCAGGTTCTAGGGCTTGTTTGAAAAAAGGCGGAGATTGTGCTAAAGCAACAAAATAGCGATAGAGGCAAGATGCACAAAGGCCAGGAAGGAAGCAGCCGACTTGTCATATCTGGTGGCAATTCTGCGAAACCACTTGATTTTCTGGAAAAAACACTCCACCAGATGGCGCTCTTTATGCAGATGCCAGTCAACCGGCCGGGGATCGGAAACGTTGCTTTGCGGCGGGATCACATAGCTGGCCCCGTGCTCTGAGATGTATTCCCGAATTGCGC